AAACCTATAGGTACGTACGTTGTACAATCTGATTTTATTTTCCCTATTACAGGGACAGATGCAGAATCATTTGAGGGCGATGTTACTACTACTGTAGAAATTAGAGCAGGATGGAATAGATCTAAAGATATTACCACAGGAGCTTCTATTGGTTGGGGAGATCAACAATGGGGTGCTTCTGGTGGATCTTATGCTGTTTCCCTTGATGAGTTAACAGCGACAAGTGGAACAGGTTCTACTGTAACTACCGATCAAATTATAACTATTGATGTTTCAGAAGCAGCTTATAAATTAGAAAGTTCTATTGGAAGTTATTCAATAACTGCTGATGCAACAATAACTGTTGTAGCAGCTTCTGAGCCAGAGTTAGACGCTGATACAGGATCTGTTTCTATAGCTATTAGCCCAGGAGTTTATCCTACAGCTGCAGGCATGACTTCTGCTGTAGGAGATGTAGGAACATCTATTTTTGTTACAGGAGTTAGTGCAACAGCCAGTGAAGGTGATGTTACTCAAGAAACCAGTTATATGGCTCCTAGCGAAGAAGCCACTACTTCTGTTGGTACGGTAAATATTCAAACAGATGTAACCTTTACATTAACTGGAGTTTCTGCTACAAGTAGTACTGGAACATTAGGTGGGATCTTTTGGTCTCAAGTTGATGATTCTAACAGTTCTCTGACTTGGACAGAAGTTCATAAGGCTGCATAAAAGTTTTGACAAACTTTATAATAATCAATAAAACTTTATTAGGAGATTAAATGTCAACATATTCAACAGGTCTAAGAATAGAGCTACAAGTAACAGGACAAAATTCTGGTACATGGGGAACTATTACCAATAACAATTTTTCTCAGGTTTTTGAATATGCTATTGCAGGGGTATATGCTGTACCCGCAATTACAACAGGAACTTCAACTACTTTAACAAATGCTGATGGTCCTCAAACTCAAGCAAACAATCAAGCTAGACAAAATCAATTATTATTTAGTGGAACTGTATCGACAACTCATACTGTTCAATTCCCAGCTACTCAGAAGACATACGGAATTTACAATAATATTTCAGGCGGCGCAGACATATCTGCAAGGCTAGGGGCGACAGGTAACACAGTTACTATTACTAACGGAAAATATCGTTTAGTTTCAACTGATGGAACAAATTGGTATGATATATTTTCTCTTGCTGGATTGGGTGAAGCATGGATTGAAAAAGACAATACAGATTCTCCTTACACAGCTTCAGATGGAGATAATATTTTTGTTGATTGTTCTGCAGCGGCAGTTACAGTTACTCTACCTGCATCTCCTTCAATAGGACAACAGGTTAAAATTATAGATGGCACAGGAAGTGCTGCTACTTATAACATTACAGTTGGTCGTAACTCTGAAAAAATTCAGGGTGCAGCATCAGATCTAACAATTAGCACTAACAATGCTGGCATAGCTCTGGTATATTACGATTCAACAAATGGGTGGAGGTTGAAATATAACGACTAATGGCTAACTTACAAGATATAACAAATAGAAGTGAAGTAGGTACAATTAAGCCTTGGGGAAAAGCAACTGCTCCTGTGGGTTATGTATTATGTGACGGAGCAGCAATTTCAAGAACAGATTATGCAGATTTATTTGCGGTAATTTCTACTACCTATGGAGCTGGAAACGGATCAACAACTTTTAATGTACCTAATCTTCAAGGAAAAACTCCTCAAGGATATGACGGTAGCACTTACAATTTAGCGGCTACAGGTGGAGCAAACACCGTAACTGTCGCTGTAACTAATAACCAAGCAGTAAGTGCAACAAGCACAGTAACTAATAACCAATCGGTTACTATGACAGGAGACATTGGAAATACATCTTTAACTACAGCTCAATTAGCTTCTCATACACATACTTTGTTGTTAAGAGGTGGCCCGACAGGAAGTGGAAGATTGCAATCAAACCAAGGTCGTTTTAGTTATACTGCTTCAGGTAGTGAGGGTAGTGGTACTGCTCATAACCACAGCACAGGAACTTTAGCGGGAACTCTTACAGGAACTGTAGCTGTAACTACAACAGGAACTCTTACAGGAACTGTTGCAGCTTCAGGAACTAATTCATTCTCACCATATGTGGTGGTTAACTATATTATAAAACATTAAGGAGAAATATAATGGCAACAGAAATTGTAATATCAAATCAAGATTATATAAAAGTAGATAATTTTTACATTCAATGGTCAGATAGAGGAGATAATATGCCTGCTTTACCTCATGGTGAAGAAAGTGATACTAACATTCATTATGTTATTTATAATACTTTAACGGGCGACAATGAAGTTCAATATTGTAATAAGCAAGAAAAAATGAAATCTGAAAAAGCTTTAAATTCTACAAGCGATATTGTTACAGGTACTACTACAGTTCAAAATTTATTAGATTGGGGACAGACTAGAAAAGATGAATTAATAGCTGATCCAAATTACGAAGATCCTGATGATCCTTCAGATCCACCTGCAGAATAATTTATTTAAAACTTTTTTTCTTCCAAAAAAACTTTTTATATCTATCAATCCACTCACTTAAAAGCAAATTAAGAGATTGACTGTGTTTTTTTTCGTAATAAAAACCAGACCACATTTTCCATGCTTCTCGTTTAAATGGAATAACTTGAACCATAGGATCACCTTTTTTAAATAAAAATTGTTTATCTCTTTTATTTAAAATAAAAGGAAAATGAATTGTATTAAGATAAGTATCTGTATCGACAATACCATCAATAATTTTAAATCTAGTTTCGCCGTATCTATTCATAGGATGTGTAAATAAACAACTGTAACCAGGCGGTGTTTGAACAAGCCATTTGTTAATAAATTTTCCTGTTTTTTTACCAGAATTTTTTTGCCATTCTACTGGTAACTGAGCTATTTTATGATAACCAAAATCATTTTGTTCTTTGTTAGCAGGGGTAACAGTAAAATCATTTTCTACTGGATCAACTAAATAATCTTGATCAAATGGAATAATATATCCAGCTGTTAAAGAATCAAGAAAAGGTATGCATACTTTAATAGTTGGTTCATGTATATTGCCTTTAGTAAATCTTTCTAGTTTTTTATATTCTTTAGGAATAAAACGAGAAGCAGGACGTGGATGAGGCCATATGTCTACCATTTCTTGATTAGTAGCAATAAATTTTATTTTTTTATTCAACATCAGGAAGTTTCTCTATAAAATTAAAAGACATTGATCGTCTTATTTCATTAGGTTTTTTTGTCTTAAAAGGCATTACACAGTGTTGATGATTTGCTCTAAATATATAAAAATCTCCAACTTTAGGATTAAGGTACTTACAAGAATTACCATGCATTATAAAACATAATTGACCATCTTTAAACTTGTGAGGATCTTTTGTATCATCAATAAACTTAGGAACTTTTAAAAATAAAACAGTAGACCACCCTGTTCCGTCATGGTGTGTATGAGGAGGATTATATTCTCCAGCTCTCATATCATTAATCCAACAACCATTAATATTTAAATGAAGTTGTCCTTGTTTGTACACTTCAAATTCTTGACTTTGTTTCATGTATTCATTCATACACTTAACAATGTAATTAAATCCTTCTGTTTTATCTATCAAACCCATCATATTTAATTCTGAATCTAATCTTCCTGCTAAACGAGCTCCATAACTATTTAAATGTGTTTTTGCATTTTCATAACGAAGATTTAAGTCTTTAATATATTTTTTAGGAACTGTAAATTTAGCAACAAATCTTTCATCTATATAAATTTTTTTTATCATTTTTTTCCTTTCATCGTCATAAAATTAGCAATGCTGTATCTCCAAGAACTAGGTCCTGACCATTGCATAGGAGAGTGCCAATTATCCGAAGAAAAAAATACAGCTCTGTTTTCTTTAAATCCTACATTTAAGTTTAAATGAAATTTTAATTTATCTTCTGGATCAGCTGTATAAAAACCTGTGCCATTAGCTAAAAGAGGATCTCCTTTTATATAAATAAGGCATTGATGAGTTGCCATTCCATCCGTATGAGGACGAGGATGATCTTTAGCATTAGACATAGTATACATACAATCTACGTCCGTAACTTCATTTACATCTACTTCCATATTAAAATAAAGTTTTATATTTTTATATATTAGTTTTTGCAGCTCACACATGACTGGTAACTTATGATCAAACCAATAAGAAGATTGATACGCTCGAGTTTCATCTGGGGGAGGCTTCATTTCTACTTTTACTATTTCTTCTTGAATAGTTTTTAACATTTTTTCTTCAAAAAAATTATCTTTTATGTAAATAACGCCGCTCATAAATAATTTATATTTATAGTAAGCCTAAATTCTTGATTAGTACAGCCTGTACTATTATGAGGCATACAACTGTTAAAAATAACTCCTGTGTTTTCAATAGAAAAAGCTTTTGTATCACCAATTCGTGTAAATCCATCATTAGAATTAATCATAAATACAAATCCTTTTACCATTTTTTTAGTATTTTCGTAATCTTTGTGAGATCCATGTTCTTCTAAAATAGGAGTTTTTAAGTACATATTTGCTTTAGCTCTGTGAATAATAAGAGGACATAGGTCTGTTTTTTCTAAAAAATTAAATAATGGAAATATAACTTTGTATAGACCTGGATTTACAACTTCGTTATTTTGATAAATATTGCTTTGAAAACAAATTCCTTTATCACCTTTATAAGCTATTTCTTGTTCCAATAACCATGGAACTTGATTATTTTTTCCCATAAATATTGATTGAATATTTTTTAATGAATCTGCGGAAAGAATATTTTTATGTATTTTACTCATCTAATCTCCACCAATATTGAATGCTAAATCGTTGTTCTAAAAAAGATACTTCTTTTTCTGCTTGTAAAGGTTTAACCGCATGCCAAATAAAAGAAGGAAAACAACAAAAAAAGTTATGAGTATTATTAGTTTTAATTATTTTATTATTGTCTTTAAATAAAAATTCTCCTCCTTTAAGATTACTAGGATTTTGTAAAATTAAATTCATTGTAAATATATTTTGAGGATGAATGTCTTGATGCCAATTATAATAACCACCTTTATTATATGATACTACATGAATAGAAAATTTTAATTTTCTATTTAATAACTCAAAAACAGAATTAGAAAAATTGTCTTGAATGTATGCTAATAATCCTTGTTGTAAAAACCATGATTTTAATTGTAAAATAGTAGTGTTTTTAAATTCATTAACATTTTTATCTGTAACCCAAAAATCAAATCCTCCACAATTAGGAGAATAAAACTCTTTTTTAATTTTATCAGATTGCCATTGAGAAATACCAAATTTTTGTCGTAAATTTAAAAGATCTACATACAGCTTATCTATCATATCTGAAGGTAAAAAATCTTGAGATGCTATAATATTTTTTGAAAAAGAATAATACTCCATTATCTTATTAAAGGTATTAAACCAATTGTGGTGTTAGGTTGTTCTAAAGGTTTTGTGTGACAATCAAAACCAAGAGTTATGCGAGGAGTGTCAAATTCTTTATCTACAATAACTTTGTGATACAGATCTCCAGGGCCAATATAAATATTTCCTACTTCATTAATAATTTCAAAGTTTTCAAATACAGTTCGTGTTTGATGAGGTTCAATAGTTATGTACCCGTGAAAATCCCACTCGTGACTATGCCAATGAAGAACTTCATCTGGTTGATGAAAATTAATCCAAGACTGCATCCATATGTATTTAGAATCAGTATAATCTAAAATTACTTTGCGTAATTCTTTAAACAATTCGTAAAATAATTTAGAAGGAGAAGTAATACCAAATGTATTATAAAGATTATATCCCCACGTTAGATCTTTTTCTGGAAAAGCGTGTTTATGAATTTTAGCTGCTAAATGTATTTCTTTAACAAATTGTTTTTTATTATCTATAATTAATTTAGATTTTTGTATCATTAATATTCTTTTCTTTCTTCTTCAAAAACAGGTTCATAGTTAGCAGCAAAAGTAACTCTTAATTTATCAGAAAGATTAGGAGAAACTGAATGAGGAAGAGATCCATTAAAAATTATAATTGTTCCTTCTTCTACATTTAATAATTTGTCATCATCATTTTTTAAAGCTCTTCCATAATAATTATGAAATAAAAAATTAGAATTTTCATCTGGAAGATCTACGAAGTAAACAACAGAAAGAGGATGAAGATGATGATTATGCACTTCTGCATACTGAGTTTTATCATACCAGTTAATCCAGCAATTAGTTACAGTAAATTTAGGCATATCAAATTTTTCTGCTGAAGCAATCGCATTTAAACAATTATTTCCAATAAAGTCAGTTAAATTTTTTAAAACAGGATATTGAAAATGTGACCACCATCCTGTGCGAGAAGCTTTAACATTACACTCTTCTTCAGGAGAAGTAGAATG